GCACAGCAGTCCGACCGTGACAATTCCCGAGCCGCCGCGCAACCCGGCCTCGCGCCCGGGCGATCTGTGGCGGCTGGGCGATCACCGCTTGCTCTGCGGCGATGCCACCGATGCAGCGGATGTGCGCCGGCTGATGAATGGCGAACGCGCGGCGCTGTTTGCCACCGACCCGCCCTATCTGGTCGATTACGATGGTTCCAACCACCCGACCCGCAACAAGGACTGGTCGCAGTCCTACGGCGTGACCTGGGACGACAGCAGACAGGGCGCCGAGCTCTATGACGGCTTCATCGCCGCGGCCGTGGCCGAAGCAATCACCGAGGACGCCGCCTGGTATTGCTGGCACGCTTCCCGCCGCCAGGCGATGCTCGAGGCCTGCTGGGAACGCGCCGGTGCCTTCGTGCACCAGCAGATCATCTGGGTGAAGGACCGTGGCGTCCTGACCCGCTCGCATTACCTGTGGAAGCACGAGCCCTGCTTCATGGGCTGGATCAAGGGCAGACGCCCGCCCAAGGTGGCCGAGGAAACGCTGCCCTCGACCTGGGAAATGCCCAGCTTCGCCAAGGACGAACGCCCCGACCACCCCACGCCCAAGCCGCTTGATGCCTTCGGAATCCCGATGCGCCAGCATGTCGATCGCGGCGGGCTGTGCTACGAGCCGTTCTCGGGCTCCGGTTCGCAGATCATGGCGGGCGAAGCCAATGGGCGGCGCGTCTACGCCATGGAGATCAGCCCCGCTTACGTGGATGTCGCCGTGGAGCGCTGGCAGGCCGAGACGGGCCGCGCCGCAATCCTCGACGGTGACGGGCGGACGTTTGCGGAGGTGACGGAAGAGCGGTTGCGTGAGAATCCTGCCGATCAGGAAGCGGCGGCATGAAACAGAGCCGTACAATGTCGCTGGTCGAGGCCGTCACCAACGTGGTCGTGGGCTATGGCATCGCGGTGGTGACACAGATCCTGATCTTTCCGGTCTTCGGGCTGCACACGACGCTGGTGCAGAACCTGAAGATGGGCGCCATTTTCTCTGGGGTCAGCATCGCAAGGTCGTTCGCCCTGCGGCGGTTGTTCGAGGCGATCAGGATGCGGTCGATCCGGTCTAAAGAAACGCCTGATGCTGGCGGGCACGCGCCGCAAGCTTCGGAAGCCCCTTTGCCGTGAGGTCGAGGATGAATTCAGGCGCCGTATAAGGGGGATTCCTGTAATGCGCGCGCAATTCCCGCAGGACAGCGAGCGCCTCGGACGGGTAGAGGTCGAAAGTCCGCGAGAGAAATTCGTCGGCATCTATTGCTTCGATGTCGTATTGCTCCAGCACTTCGATCGGAAAGTCGGCAAGGTTGTCGGTCACGATGTGCTGGGCGCCACATTTTATGGCGGCAGCGAGAACATGCCGGTCATCTGCATCGGGCAGATCGAGAGATGCGACCAGAGGCTCGTACCCTGTGACCAGCGCTTCGGGGAAATGCGCCTGCATGGCTTGCAATTGGGCGCGAATGCTCTCTTCGAGCTGGGGCTTCAGCGCCAGAAGATTGCGCGACCATTCGTCAAGGATCTGCTCGGACCATCGCGCCCGGAACAGGCCGGCATGGTAGAAGCGCAAGAGAACGTCCCGCTTCCTGAAGGGAAACAGGACGTTTGCGCCGAGGAGGACAACAAAGCGGTCGGCGACGTGCATCAAGAGGCATCGAACTCCTGTCCAAGCCGGGCAAGCTCGTCGAGCGCAGCATTGCGCGCGGCGTCACGGCGCGCCTTGTAGGCCATCAGATCCGCATGCATGACGCGCCGATGCGAGCCGACCGGGATGAACGGGATTTCGCCTTCTTTCAGCAGCTTGCTGAGATAGGGGCGCGACACGTTCAGGATGTCGGCGGCCTGTTGGGTGGTGAGCATGGCGCCGGTCGGAATGATCGTGACCATGTCACCGCGGGCCACATGGCCCAGCAAGTCGATCATCAGCTCGGCGATTGCCGGTGCGAGCCGAACGGGTTCGCCGCCGTCTCCGTGGATGACCAACGCCCCTTCTTCGGTGCGCGCATTCGCCAACGCAGTCGCGGCTTCTGCGGCGCTTGCGATTTCCTCCTGCGTCGGAAGACGGCGCGTCAGGTCAATCACTTCGGCAGTGTTGTCCATGGTTGATCCTCCGTTTCGCGTGTTCCCAAGGTTCAGGTAGCAATTGGGTGTCCCTGTTACAAGTGAAATAAATGAAACAAGCGAAAAAAGTGTAAATGGAGCGGCCGCCGCGAAACGTTGGGGCGGCCCGCCAGCCGGGGCGTCACGACGCAATCCGGTAAACCCTCCCTCTTTCACTCTCTTTCCCGGAGACAACCTTGAGGCCAAGCCGCTTCTTCAACACCCCCGATATCGCCCCACGCACGCTGTGCGGTTGCCAGCCGGTCGCCGCAACGATCTCGGGAATTGTGGCACCGCCTTCGGTGCGGAGCATCTCGATCAGGATCTCCTGTTTGCTACGCCGGGGTCGCTGAACGGGCGCGGGCTCAGCGGGCGCGGCGTCCTCAGGCTCGTCCGCGATGCCAAGCACCTGATGGGCCAGCTTTGTGGCGCGCAGGGTGATGGGCCCGCGTTCTTCGTCATGCCGCCAGACAGTGTTGAGGTCGCTTGCCCTGATTTCCTCGACGAGGCCGCGCTTGAGCAGGCTTTTCAGGCAATTGCCGACGGGCCCGCCCTTGAGGTGGGAAGGTGTCGGGAACACGAGGGCGTCCTCGCGGGCGCAGGCGGTTGAAAGGATGACGGCTTGGGTGTCGGAAAGCTCGATGTGGATCATGTTGTTCTCCATGCAGCATCAACTTGATGCTCTCAGCTTTGCTCGGGCGCGCGCAGCACTCCAGTAAAAGCAGCGCAATTTCATGGCGATTATTGCCGAGGATTGATCATCAATGCAGGGGATGAGCGAACGCCAGTATGCGGCCCATGTTGGCCTGTCGCGCGGCGCGATCCAGAAGGCGAAGGCGGCGGGGCGGCTGGTGCTGTTTGCCGACGGCTCCATCGACGCCGCGGCCAGCGACGCAAGAAGGGCCGAGGCAACCGACCCCTCGAAAAGCCGCCCCCGGCGCGCGTCAGCAAAGGCGGGCATGAAGCCCGTTCCGGAAGCGGCAGTTTCGGCCGTGGGCGAAACCCTGCGAGAACAGGGCATGGAGACGCCCGCCAGCGGGGGCGGCACGACCTTTCTGCAGGCCAAGACCGCCAACGAAGTGCTGAAGGCGCAGGAGCGGCGGATCCGGCTGGCAAGGCTCAAGGGCGAGCTGATCGATCGCGAACGCGCGACAGCGCTGGTGTTCCGGCTGGCGCGCGAGGAACGCGATGCCTGGGTCACCTGGCCCGCGCGGGTGGCGGCGCTGATGGCGGCGGAACTTTCGGCCGCATGCAGCAAAGCGGCAGGCCATGAGGTGTGCGTCGAGACGGCGGTGATGCAACAGGTTCTGGAGACCCATGTCCGCGCCCATCTCGAAGAACTCAGCGAGGTCAAGGTCAGGCTGGGGTGAACTCACCGCCTCAAGCAGCGAAGCGGTAGGCGAACAGATCCCGGGTTTCGATGGCGCCGACAAGCTCCTGACCGCCTGGGGCCGCGGGCTGACGCCCGACCCGTGGCTGACGGTCTCGGAGTGGGCCGACCGCCACCGCTGGCTGTCATCGCGCGCATCCGCCGAGCCGGGGCGCTACCGCACCGAGCGCACGCCGTATATGCGCGCCATCATGGATGCGCTCTCGCCCGGTGACCCGGCACAACGCATCGTGTTCCAGAAGGCCGCGCAGGTGGGGGCGACGGAGGCCGGCAACAACTGGATCGGCTTCGTGATGCACCACGCGCCGGGGCCGATGCTGGCGGTCCAGCCGACGGTGGAGCTGGCCAAACGCAACTCGCGCCAGCGGATCGACCCGCTGATCGAGGAAAGCCCGGCGCTGAAGGAACGGGTGAGGCCTGCCCGCGCACGCGACAGCGGCAACACGCAGCTCTCGAAGGATTTCCCCGGCGGGGTGCTGGTGCTGACGGGTGCCAACTCGGCGGTGGGCCTGCGCTCGATGCCGGCGCGGTATGTGTTTCTGGACGAGATCGATGCCTACCCGGCCTCGGCGGATGAGGAAGGCGATCCGGTCGGTCTGGCAGAAGCGCGCTCGCTGACATTTGCACATCGGCGCAAGGTCTTCCTGGTCTCGACCCCGACCATTCGCGGCGTGAGCCGGATCGAACGGGAATTTGATGCCAGCGACCAGCGCCGCTTCTTCGTGCCATGCCCCCATTGCGGGGAGATGCAGTGGCTGAAATTCGAACGCCTGCGCTGGGAACAGGGCAAACCGGAAACCGCCACCTATCACTGTGAGGCCTGTGAAACACCGATCGAGGAACACCACAAGGCCGCGATGCTGGCCGCGGGCGAATGGCGGGCAACGGCTGTGGCGCGTGATCCCCGCACGGTGGGGTTTCACCTCTCGGCGCTCTATTCGCCGCCGGGCTGGAAAAGCTGGGCCGACATCGCGCGCGACAAGGAGGCGGCGAAAGGCTCGGACGAAGCCGAGCGGGTGTTTCGCAACACGGTGCTGGGCGAGACATGGGTCGAGACCGGGGATGCCCCTGACTGGCAGCGGATTGCCGAGCGGCGCGAGAGCTGGCCCGCCGGCACGGTGCCCACGGGCGGGTTGTTCCTGACCGCAGGCGCCGACGTGCAGAAGGACCGGATCGAGGTCGATGTCTGGGCCTGGGGCCGGGGGCTGGAAAGCTGGCTGATCGATCACATGGTGATCGAAGGCGGGCCCGGCGATCCTGCCTGCTGGCAGCGGCTCACTGATCTGCTGGGCCGCAACTGGCGGCATGAGGGGGGCGCGGAGCTGGGGCTTGCGCGGCTGGCGATCGATACGGGCTACGAGACGGCGGCCGTCTATGCCTGGGCGCGGGCGAATGGCTTTGCGCAGGTCGCCCCTGTGAAGGGCGCCGAAGGGTTCAACCGCGCCGCGCCTGTTTCTGGGCCGACCTATGTGGATGCAACGGCAGGCGGCAAGCGCCTGCGCCGGGGCGCGCGGCTGTGGACGGTGGCGGTCTCGACCTTCAAGGCCGAGACCTATCGCTTTCTGCGCCTGCCGCGCCCAACACCCGAAGAACTGGAGGAAGGCGCAACATTTGCGCCGGGCAGCATTCACCTGCCGCATTGGGCCGACAGCGAATGGATAAGGCAGCTGGTGGCCGAGCAGCTGGTGACCGTCAGAAACCGCCGCGGTTTTGCGAAGCTCGAGTGGCAGAAGATCCGCGAGCGCAACGAGGCGCTGGACTGCCGCATCTATGCCCGCGCTGCCGCCTGGATTGCCGGGGCCGATCGCTGGGGTGAGGCCAGCTGGGCCGATCTCGAAGATCAGCTCGGTGTACCGGTGGGTGAGGCAGCGCCTGCCGGAAGGATCGGACGCCCCGAGAGACCGCCACAAACGACACGCCCGTCCGACTGGCTCGGGCGCAGAAAGGGATGGCTCTGAACATGGCTGACTGGACCGATGCGGAACTCGCCGCCCTGCGGCGCGCCTATGAAAGCGGCACCACACGAGTGAGTTACGAGGGGAGATCGGTGGAGTACGGAAGCGCAGAAGACCTGCTGAGCCGCATCCGCACGATCGAGCGCGAGATGGCAGCCGCCAGCAAGCCCCTGCCGGTGGCGGGCTTTGCCGGCTTCAGGCGGGGTGCGCGCGGATGAAGCCTGGCTGGTTCGACCGCGCCCTTGCCGGGATCGCACCGCGAACGGCCGCCCGGCGGGTCATGGCGCGTCAGGCCTTCGAGATGCTGGCACGCGGCTATGATGGGGCGGCGCGTGGTCGGCGCACCGATGGCTGGCGCACGCCGGGCAGCTCGGCCGATCACGAGATTGCCACGGCAGGCGCCCTGCTGCGCGACCGGATGCGCGATCTCGTGCGCAACAACCCGCATGCGGCCAAGGCGGTGTCGGTGCTGGCCAACAACATCATCGGCGCCGGGATCATGCCGCGCGCGGCCAGCGGGGACAAGGCGCTGGATCGCACCGTCGATAAGCTGTTCGACGACTGGAGCCGGGAATGCGACGCCGACGGACAGCTCGACTTCTACGGGCTGCAGACCCTGATCTGCCGCGAGATGATCGAGGCAGGCGAGGTCCTGGTGCGCCGCCGCCCGCGCCGGGCGCGTGATGGGCTGAGCGTGCCGCTACAATTGCAGGTGCTGGAGGCGGACTTTCTGGACAGCACCAAGGCCGGCACGCAAGGCAAGGAGCGCATCATCCAGGGGATCGCGTTCGACGCGCTCGGCCGGCGGCGTGCCGACTGGCTGTTTGCCGAACACCCCGGCAATGGCGCGGCGGGGCTTGCGGGCAGCCTGCAAAGCAGGCCCGTTCCGGCCGCTGACATCGCCCATGTCTATGAAAAACAGCGCACGCAGGCGCGCGGCGTGCCCTGGGGGGCGCCGGTGATCCGGTCCTTGCGCGATCTCGATGATTACGAGGTGGCCGAGATCGTGCGCAAGAAGACCGAGGCCTGCGTGACGGCAATCGTGTTCGGCGACGACGAGGCCCAGCAGGGCATTGCGCCGGTGGTGGTGGATGCCGACGGCAACCGGGTCGAGCAGTTCGAGCCCGGCCTGATTGCCTATGCCCGCGGCGGCAAGGACATCCGCTTCAACCAGCCCGCGGCCACGGGCGGGTACGCCGAATACAAGCGCGCAAGCCTGCACACCATCGCGGCGGGCTTCCGCGTGCCCTACGAGTTGCTGACGGGTGATCTGAGCCAGGTGAACTATTCCTCGATCCGGGCGGGGCTGGTGGAGTTCCGGCGCATGATCGATGCGGTGCAATGGCAGCTCTTCATTCCCATGTGCTGCGCGCCGCTGTGGCGGTGGTTTACCGAGGCCGCATGGGCCGCGGGCAAGATCCCGCACCCGGTGGTGCCGGTCGAGTGGTCCCCGCCCAGGTTCGAGGCGGTGGATCCACAGAAGGACGCGCTGGCCGATCTGTTGGCGATCCGATCCGGCACCATGACACTGGCCGAGGCCATCGCCCGGCAGGGCCGCAACCCCGAGGCGGTGCTGGCCGAGATCGCCGCCACCAATGAACGGCTCGACGCCCTCGGCCTCGTGCTCGACAGCGACCCGCGCCGGGTCACCAAGACCGGCGTGGCGCAATCTCGCGAATCGTTCAGCGCAGCGAATGCCGGCTGACAACGCCGATTTGCTAAGTGATTCAAAAGACTCGATTATCGGACTCTTTACTAAGGCGCTGATTCTGTTAAGTTTTACCTATGGATGTGACATACAACATTAATGGCGGGTACAAGCCGGCTGTAAAGCGTTTCGCCGACTTGGATGGACCGGATTTTTATCCCACTCCGAGATGGGCAACGTTTGCGTTGATTGATAACGAGCAGTTCACCGGGGATATCTGGGAGTGTGCTTGTGGCGACGGTTCGATGTCACGGGTGCTTCAAGAAACCGGCTGCAAGGTCCGCAGTTCTGACCTTTATGATCGCGGGTTCGGTGAGATTGGCGTCGACTTCAAGCATGCTTCTGATCGTGCTGACAACATCATCACGAATCCGCCTTACAATAGTGCGGAGTCGTTTGTTGCTCGCGGTACGGAACTTGCGGGAAAGAAATTTGCTCTTCTTTTGCGATTGGCGTTTCTTGAAGGTGCCAATCGCGCTCGTACGATTTTTAGCGATCGCCCGCCCTCTCGAGTTTGGGTGTTCAGCGAACGTATTACTTTCTATCCTGCCGGTGCTGAGCGGAAGGGAACGGGAACAACAGCTTACGCTTGGTTTGTTTGGGATAAAGACGCTCCTTCGGGAACGGAACTGCGTTGGTTCAAGCCGGGATACAAGAAGCAATTTTCCTAATAGCCTTTGCTTTTTAGGTATCTCCGGCCACTATCAGTTATTTGATAGCCAACACGAGGGATATGTCGCGCATATCCTTCGCATAAGATGTTCCCAGGTGTGTCTGAATGCGACTTTATGTTCCTGATTAGTTGCTCCCAAAGTTCCTCATTTGGGCGGGTCATTGATTGCTGACGATCATCTGCGCTTAGCGTGACATAGTTAGGTATTTCTTTCTTTAGGCGATAGAACGTTGCAGTTCCGTTTGGCCGAGATGCTGCAATCTTTAGCGTGGCCAGAGAGATGTCGGCTTCTGTCACTCGTGAAGGCATGGCAAAATACTCCTAATCATCTTCAATATGAGCAGGAATTACAGCCGATTTCTTCCTTCGGCACAAGCCCGCGATCACGCACGCTTGTCCGACTAATGCTCGTTGCCGACAGGGATTGGCAGGCTCGGTCAGAAAAGGACTGTGCCCGATCGACGGCTGATCGTGCCGAGCAAAACATCATGGAGACAACATGGAAGACAGGATCGAACTGCCGGCCCTGCGCCGGCTTGCGGAATTTGCCCCCGGCACAGTGGACGAGACCACCCGCAGCATCGAGGTGGTCTGGTCCACCGGCGCACGCGTCCAGCGGCGCACGCTGTTCGGCGAGGCCCATGACGAGGAGCTGAGCCTGGAACCGGGCCATGTGCGGCTCGAACGCCTGAACGCCGGCGCTCCTTTCCTGCGCGTGCATGACGCGGGGGATCTGGATGCCGTGATCGGCTCGGTGGTGCCCGGCTCGGTGCGCGTGGAAGAGGGGCGCGGGCTTGCACGCATTGCGCTTTCCGAGCGCGCCGAGGTCGAACCCATCTGGCGTGACATCAAGGCGGGCCACATCCGGGCGGTATCGATCGGCTACCAGGTTCATCGCTACGAGATCACCAGGCCCGAAGGCAGCCGCGAGCTGTGGCGCGCCGTGGACTGGACGCCGTTTGAGATCTCGGCCGTCCCCGTGGGCGCCGACCCCGAGGCCGGGTTCCGCCACGGCTCTGATCTGCACGATTGCACGCTGGTGCGCAAATACGAGACCCCAAGGATGAGGAATGCCCCGATGAAAGATGACACTACCCAAACGGATGCGGCGGAAACGACCACCACCGAGGAAACCACCACGCGCGCGCAACCCGCCGAAGATGCCGAACAGCGGGCTGCGCCTGATCCCGCGCCGCAGGACACACCGCACGACACGCGCGCCGAGATCGACGCCGCCCGCCTGGCCGAGCGCGAGCGGGTCTCGGCGATCCATGATCTGACCGCGCGTTTCGATCTCGGCCGCACGTTTGCCGATGATCTTGTCAAACGCGGCGTCTCGCTCGATGAGGCGCGTCGCGCAATCCTCGATGCGCTGGCCGAGAAATCCGACGAGACCCGCAGCTTTCCCCATGTGGAAATGCCGCTGGGTGGCCGGCACGAGGCGCTGACCCGGCGCGAGGCGGTGGCCTCGGCGCTGTTGCACCGCTACAGCCCGACGCTGTTCCCGCTGGAAGATGCCGCGCGTGCCTATCGCGGCATGACGCTGATGGAGATCGCCCGCGAATGCCTGGAAAGCGCGGGTACCAGCACGCGCGGGCTGTCGCGCGACGAGGTGGCGACGCGCGCGCTGCATTCGACCTCGGACTTCCCCGAGATCCTGTCGGCGGTCACGAACAAGACCCTGCGCCAGGCCTACGAGGCCTATCCCCGAACCTTCCAGCTGTTCTGCCGGCAGGTGCTGGCGACCGACTTCAAGGCCATGCACCGGGTGCAGCTGGGCGAGGCGCCGCAACTCTTGAAAGTCAACGAAAGTGGCGAGTTCAAGCGCGGCACGCTGGGGGAGGCAAAGGAAAGCTACCGCATCGAGACATATGGCCGGGTGGTGGCGATCACCCGGCAGGTGCTGATCAACGATGATCTCGACGCCTTCACCCGGATCCCGGCGATGTATGGCAACTCGATTGCCCAGCTGGAAAGCGATGTGGTCTGGGGCATCATCACCTCGAACCCCGCGATGGCCGACGGCAAGGCGCTGTTCCATGCCTCTCACGGCAACCTTGCGGGCACCGGCGCGGCGCTTTCGGTCGACAGTGTCGGGGCGGCGCGCGCGGCCATGCGCAAGCAGACCGGGCTCGATGCAAAGACCGTGCTCAACATCCGCCCGGCCTATCTGATCGTACCCGCCGCACTGGAGCTCAAGGCCGAGCAGCTTCTGGCCCAGAACATCGTGCCGCCGAGCACCACGAATGTGGTGCCGCAATCGATCCGCACGCTCAGCCCGATTGCCGAGCCGCGGCTCGATGCCGCAAGCGCCACCGCCTGGTATCTGGCAGCCTCGCCCAACCAGATCGACACGATCGAGTATGCTTACCTCGAGGGTCAGCAGGGCGCCTATATCGAGACCCGCAACGGCTTTGACGTGGACGGGATCGAGATCAAGTGCCGGCTGGACTTCGGTGCCAAGGCGATCGACTGGCGCGGGCTTTACCGGAACCCGGGGGCGTGATCCCGCCTGACATTCTGACAGCATGAATTGAGGGGGCGCATTCACCGCATGTCCCGCCTGGCCGACAGGCCGGGCAGCGCCCGCCCGCCCCCATGGGCGGGCGCTTCTCGCCCACCCCGGGGCGGGCGCCGCCCTCCACTCTCTACACTCAAACCAAAGGATCCCCACATGAAAACCTACGTCCAGCCCGGCAACACCATCACCCTGACCGCGCCCTATGATGTCACCTCAGGCGACGGTCTGCTGGTCGGCGCAATCTTCGGTATTGCCAGTGGCGATGCGCTGACGGGCGCCGAGGTCGAGGTCGTCACCACCGGCGTCTTTGACCTCACCAAGGCCGTCAGCCAGGCATGGGCCGTCGGCGACAAGGTCTATTGGGACAACACCAACCGGGTGGCCACCAAGACCGCCACCGCCAATACCCTGATCGGGGTTGCGGTTCTCGCTGTAGGCGGCACTGCGAGCGAGACCACCGGGCGCGTGCGTCTGAATGGCAGTTACTGATGAGCGTATTCAGGGCAGCGGTGGACGCGCTGTTTGCCGATCCCGATATTGCCAGTGATGTGGTCTATGTCGCCGCCGGCGGCACGCCGAAGCTCGTACGCGCAGTCCTCAAGCGCGCCGACGAGGTCACCGGCTTTGGCCAGGCGCAGATCTGGTCGGAAACCCAGCGCGTCGATCTGCGGGTTGCGGATATCCCGGACCCCCGCCCCGGAGACCGGGTGGAGATCGAGGGCGCGGCGTTTCTCATCCAGGGCGAGCCCATGCGCGATGCCAAACGCCTGATCTGGACCGTCGATCTGAGGCCGGCATGAGGATTGATATCGAGATCTCCGGCGATCCACGCCTTTGGGCCGAGAAAGAGATCCGGGCAGCCGAGCGCGCCGTCACCCGAGGCGTGGCCGCCGCGGGCCAGAAGCTGAAATCCAACTGGCGCGCGCAGATCGAAGGCGCCGGTCTCGGCAAGCGCCTTGCCCGTACCATCCGCGCCCGGACCTACCCGGAACACGGCACCAGCATCGGGGCTGCCGCGCTCGTCTGGTCAAAGGCCCCCGTGATCGTCGGCGCCCATGATACAGGCCCGCTGATCCGCTCGAAACACGGCTTCTGGCTGGCCATCCCGCTGCCCGCCGCCGGCAAGAAGGGGCTGGGCGGCAAGCGCATCACCCCCGACGGCTGGGAAAAGCGCACCGGCATGCGCCTGCGCTTTGTCTATCGGCGCGGCGGCCCGAGCCTTCTGGTGGCCGATGACGCGCGCTTATCCGGCAAGCGTGGGCTCGCCGCCCCCAGCCGCCGACGGCGGCGCAAGGACGGGATCCTGACAGGTGCCATGACAGTGCCGGTGTTCCTGCTGGTGTCGCAGGTGAAGTTGCGCAAGCGGCTCGATCTGGCGCGGGATGCGCGGGCGGTGGAGGCCGCGCTGCCGGGGATGGTGGTTGAGAGGTGGTAGGGTGCCTATTTGTCGTTTTTCATCCTGTTACCACCGGAAGACGATCTGTTGCTCAGATTCAACCACGGCAGGCAGGATGCCTTTTTCCCGGGCAGTCTTGACCAAGGATCACATGAGAGTTCGGAAATTGAGCGATTTCGCAGAGTTTCGAGGGCAGTAATGACAAGTTCTGCTTTCTCTTTACAGTCGTTCAAGCTGAATACACGGACGCCATGAACCATCTTGTTTCGCATCTTCACGGCCTCCGGAACTGGTTGCCAAATCTTCTGGCCGATGAAATCTGGAAGTGCCCGATTTTGCTTCTCGAAAATCGGCCAAACCTCTTTCATTGCCTCCAACCCGCTATTCTTGAAGAGCTTGTCGCATTGTTTGGAAGTGAGCCCTCTGTTCAATGCGCAAAATCTGAGCGTTCTGCGCACTGTCTTCTCGAACGCAAATACAGAAGCCAGAAGTGCTTCTGCATGATGGCCCCCTTGTATTAGATTATTCATTCGTGTTTCAGCTTCTAGGTAGCCACGGTTTACGGGATACATTGAATCGTGCCTTTCGTAGGATGTCCTTTCCGGAAATATCCCTACTTTAGGGCAGGTTGGACGCCGTTCAAAGTCTCGACGGAAACTGCCGAATAGGAGTGCAAATCCCATCATGCCCTCCCCCCGCGAATCCACCCTGCAGGCCCTGCTTGCAGCCCTGCAAACCATGCCCAACGCCACCGTCCTGCGCGGCGAGGTGCTGCCCGAGCGGATCCCGGCCGGCGGCCTTGTGATCCTGCGCGACGGCGAGCCCGGGGAGCCGGAAGTGACGCTGTCCCCGCTTCAGTACCACTACGAACATCGCGCCGAGATCGAGGTGATCGTGCAAGGCAAGACGCCTGCCGACCGGGACCCGGCGTTTGACGCGCTCATCCAGGCCATTGGCACCGCGCTCGCCGCCGACCGCACATTGGGCGGCACCTGCGACTGGGTGGAGGCACAGGCGCCGGCGCCGACCGATCTCGCACAGGAGGGCGCCGAAGGGATCAAGGCCGCCGTGGTGCCGGTGATCCTGAGCTATTCCACCGCTGACCCGCTGAGCTGACACCAACCACAAGGAACAGACGACATGGCACGAGCCCAGGGGGCGCGGGCGCAGATGGCGCTTGCGTTCGAGACAAGTTATGGCACCGCCCCGACGGGCGGGTACTACCAGATGCCCTTTGCCAGCGCATCATTGGGCGCCGAGCAGCCGCTCTTGAGCCCCGAGCTTCTGGGCTATGGCAGGGATCCTCAGCCGCCGATCAAGGATGCGGTGACGGCCGATGGCGACATCACCGTGCCGATCGAGGCAGAAAGCTGGGGCGTCTGGCTGAAGGCGGCGTTCGGAGACCCGACAACCACCGGCACCGGGCCCTACACCCATACATTCCTGTCAGGCAATTGGGCACTGCCGAGCATGAGCATCGAGATCGGCATGCCAGAGGTGCCCCATTACGCGATGTATTCGGGCTGCAAGCTCGACAAGCTCAGCTGGCAGATGGGGCGCTCGGGATTGCTGACCGCCACCGCCAGCCTGATCGCGCAGGGCGAAAGCGTAGGCGTGGCAAGCGGCGCCGGCACACCCTCCGGCTGGGCGATGAAGCGTTTCGGCCATTTCAACGGGGCGATCACGCGCAACGGCGTCAGCCTCGGCAACGTGGTTTCGGCCGAAATCACCTACGAGAACAATCTCGATCGGATCGAAACCATCCGCGCCGATGGGCGTATCGACGGGGCCGATCCCGGCATGGCGGCGCTGACCGGGCGCATCGAAGTGCGCTTTGCCGACACCACGCTGCTGAACCAGGCCATCAATGGCACGGCGGCCGAGCTGAAGTTCACCTACAGCCTGACCAGCGGCGAGAGCTTCGAGCTGATCGCCCACGCCGTTTATCTGCCCCGCCCGCGCCTGCAGATTCAGGGGCCGCGAGGCATTCAGGCCAGTTTCGACTGGCAGGCGGCCTATGACAGCGTGGCCGGGCAGATGTGCACCGCCACCCTGATCAATGACATTGCCACCTATTGAGGAACACCATGATCCGACTTGACCTGAACGCGGGGCCGGAATGGCTCGACCTCGGCCACGGGGTGCGGTTGAAGCTGCTGCCGCTCACCACCGCGCTGATGGCTGCCGCCCGTGCCGATGAGGCGGTGGAGAGCCTTCCCGAAGATACCCCGGACGAGACCCGCGCCATCGTGTTTGCCAAGGCCATCGCCCGGCGCGCGGTCATCGACTGGGCCGGTATCGGCGATGCAGAGGGTGAGCCCCTCGCGCCCACGCCCAAGGCTATCGATGCGCTGCTCGACGTCTACCCGCTCTTCGAGGCCTTCCAGCTTGGCTATGTCGCGAGCGGCCTGGTGTTGGATCAGGAAAAAAACGGCTCATCGCCCTTGCCGAGTGGCACTTCGGCGGGGGCGACAGATACTGCGAGGGCTGCGAGCCCCGCGGCGCCTGCCAGGACTGCCCGGCAAGGCTGAACCGCCCCGCAACACTGGAGGGCTGGCAAGTCTGGGACTTGGCTCTGCGCCTCGGCGGGCAGCTTCGGGTTTCGGACGGCGCCGCCTTCGGCTGGGACATGGGTGCAGCATTGGCGATGGCCCGGGCGCTGGGGGTGAACCCGCTCGTGGCCGCTGAATTACTGCCGGCCATTGAAGCCGTCGCCATCCGCAAGATCAATGAAGAGATGAACGCGAACCATGGGTGAAAAACGCATCAGCGTGCGCCTTGCCGCCGTGGGTGGCGAGAAGCTGAAGGCCGAGCTTGTGGGCATCGGCAAGGCCGGCAAGCAGGCGCTGGCAGCAGTGTCGGGCGGCGCGGCGCCGGCAAGCCAGGGGCTCAAGGGCGTGGGCGCGGCGTCCGGCACGGCGCTGGTGCAACTTGAAGCACTGGCGGCACGGGCCACGCGGGCGGCAACGGCGCTCAGGGCGGCTGGCGCCTCGACGGGTACGCTGGTGGAGCGGATCGACCGGGTCACCGGCGTCACCCCCGGTTTTCGCCGCAGTGCCGAGGATATCGCCGCTTATGGGCGCGCGCTCGATGACACGCGTGCAAAATTCAACCCGCTCTTTGCCACAATCCGCGACTACAAGGCCAGGCTTGCCGAGATCCGGCAGGCCCATGCGGTGGGGGCAATCTCGGCAGACGAGATGCGCGCCGCCATCAGCCGCGAGCGTCAGGCGACATTGCAAAGTATCGCCGCCATCAAGGGCCGAACGACGGCACTCACAGGCATGGGGCGGGCCTCGCGCATGGCGGCGTTCCAGAGCCGGATGCTGATGTTTCAATTGAACGACGTGTTCGTGTCGCTGGCCTCGGGCATGAACCCGATGATGGTGTTCATTCAGCAGGGCGCGCAGATCCAGCAGATCTATGCGGGCCAAGGCGGCGTGAGGGCGGCGTTGGCCCAGACCGCAAGAATGATCGGCAATGTGGTCACCAGCTTTCCGCTGCTGCCTGCGGCGATTGCGGCGGGAACGGCGGCTGTTGCTGGCATGCGTCACGAGATCAACCGCACGTCGAAGGTGGCAGTGAGTTTCGGCGATACCGCCCTTGCCGTCTGGCAGGTGGTGCGCGACGGGCTGTGGCAAAAGCTCAAGCCCGCCATCGATGCCATCGCCCCGTGGTTCGCCAGGGGCTGGGAAATAGTGGTGTCAGGCACGAAGATCGCGCTCAACGGCATCATCAAGGGCTTTCTGATCGCAAAGAACGATATCGCCTTCACCTGGGCGAGCTTGCCCGAAATCCTTGGAGCAGCGGTGGTTGGCACGGCCAATGCGGTGATCGGCGGTCTGGAATGGATGGTCAACACCGCGATCGACAAGATCAACTGGCTGGCCGATCAGGTGAATACCCTGATGGACAAGGCCGGCGCGCCTGAAGCCATGCGCATTGGCCGGATCGGCTCCACCGCATTTCCGCGCCTCGACAACCCGATGGCTGACGAGGTTGCGCGCAGGCTCGCGCGCCTCAATGACGATCTCGCACGGATCATGGCAAGCGATCCGATGGGGGATTTCTTCGATGCCGTGAAGGCACGGGCGGTGGCCAACGCTCTGAAGAATGTTGAAAAGGCCGTCACCGGCGCCGGTAAGGCCGCGAGCAAGGCGGCCGAGGTGGCGAAGTCCGCCTGGGAGACAGCGGCCACCGCGCTCAAGGACTACGCGACCAAGGCCATGGACCTCGGCAAGGGGCTGGGCGACAGCCTAGTTGGGGCGTTCCGCAGTGCCGAGAATGCCATTGGCGAGTTTGTGAAAACCGGCAAGCTGGATTTCCGGTCTCTGGTCACCTCGATCCTGGCCGACATGGCGAAGCTGTCGGCACGCAGGTTCATCTTCGGCCCGCTCGCAGACGCGCTGTCCGGCGCGCTGGGCGGGATTGGCGCCCCGGGCGGGGTGCTGGCCAATGTCTTCCACTCTGGCGGTGTCGTGGGAACTGTTGCGCCCACGCGGGCGATCCCGGCGCGGGCCTTCGCGGGTGCTCCACGGATGCACGGGGGCGGTTGGGCAGGTGCGGGCGGCGCCCAGAACATCACCATCAACATCCAGACCCGCGATGCCGAGAGTTTCCGGCAATCCCGCGCCCAGGTTGCAGCCGATATTGCCCGCGCTGTGGCGCTTGGCAGGCGGGGGATGTAGGCGATGGCGTTTCACGAAGTTCGGTTCCCAGACGACATCAGCCGCGGCGCCCGTGGCGGGCCCGAGCGGCGCACCCAGATCGTGGAGCTTGCGTCCGGCGACGAGGAACGCAACGCCAGCTGGGCCAACTCGCGCCGGCGCTATGACGCGGCCTACGGCATCCGCCGGGCCGACGACCTGGCGGCGGTGGTGGCGTTCTTCGAGGCGCGGAACGGCCGGCTCTACGGCTTCCGCTTCAAGGACTGGGCGGATTACAAGTCCTGCCTGCCGTCGCAGACACCTGCGGCGACAGATCAGGTGATCGGGACCGGTGACGGCACGACGACCCAGTTCCAGCTGGTCAAGGTCTATTCGTCAGGCTCGCAGACCTGGACCCGGACCATCACCAAACCGGTCGCGGGCACCGTGCTGGTGGCCATCGACGGCGCCGAGCAGACCACCGGCCGGTCCGTGGACACCACGACCGGGCTGGTCACCTTCACTACTGCTCCGGCCAGCGGCGCGGCGATCACTGCCGGCTTCGAGTTCGACGTACCGGTGCGGTTCGATACCGACACGCTTGACGTGACGCTCGATATCGAGCGGCTCGGCTCCATCACTTCCATTCCGCTCATCGAGGTTCGCAGATGAACATGAGAATGACAGACCGGGGCCTTCTGGCCCTGGCCCGGCACGAAGGCATCGTGCCCGGGCCTTACCTGGATGCCACCGGCACCTGGACCTTCGGGATCGGCCACACGGCAGCGGCGGGGCCACCCGATCCGGCCACCATGCCCCGGGGCATGCCCGAAGACTTGGACGCCGCAATCCACGAGGCGTTCCGCGCCTTTCGGTCCGATCTCGCACGCTATGAGGCCGAGGTGCTGCGCGCCGTCACCGTCCCACTCGAGCCGCACGAATTCGATGCCCTGGTCTCGTTTGACTACAACACGGGCGGCATCGCCCGGGCCTCACTCACTCGCCATCTCAACGCCGGCAATCGCGAGGCGGCGGCACGCTCCTTCATGAACTGGCGCCGGCCGGCTTCGATCATCCCGCGACGCGTGGCGGAACGGACCCTGTTCCGCGAGGGCCGCTATCCCGCGGGCCCGATCACGGTGTGGGGCGTGGATACGAACGGCCGGGTGGATTTCTCGCGGCCCGTCCGGCGGCTGAGTGAGACGCAGGCCCTGACGCTGCTTCGCCCTTCACCAGTGACGCCGTCATCCTCGACCGAACCCAATGCGCCAACCGGGATTCTCGCCCGTCTGGCCACAATCCTCTCCCGTCTGTTCAGAAGGAGCTGATCTCCATGCGTTACATTCGACCGACCTCGCTCACCTGGTGGGCGGGATGTCTTGCCATGCTCACCGGCATCGCGTCAGTCGCGTTGCCCACAACCGGCCCGCTTGGCGAACTCTCCCGCCTCGTTGCGCTGCTGGCCGGCACCGGCGACGCCTCGCCCGCCGGCCTGATCTTCCTCGGGCTCGGCCTGATCGGCCTGCGCGACCGGATCGAACGGGGGTTCCGGGGCGATGAGTGAGATCGTGGCGCTGATATTCGGGATCCTTGGTGTCATCGCCGGCCTCGCCGCCCTGATCGGACAAGCACGCAAGCGGGGCGCGGCCGAGGAACGCGCCCGCCGCGCGCGCCAAGATCGGGAAGCCGCGAATGCCACAAGACGGAGAATGGATGATGCGACGAACGATCTGGGCGATGATCCCACTGTTCTTCGCGACTGGCTGCGCGCGCGTGGCCGTCAGTGACTCGGCCCTCTGCGCAGGGCTCGAGCGGCCCGTCGCAGATCATGCAGCAGCGCTTGCCGAGGATGGCGGGCCGAATTCGGTCAGGACCGGCGCGCGCCTGATCCGCATGATCGACGCGGGCTGTGGGAGGATACGATGAAGACCCTGCCCACCGGCCTGCAATCCCACCTTGATTCCGGCACCACGACGCTGGCCTGGTGCTGGCGCCTGACCCGTTCTGACGGAAAGCTGTTCGGCTTCACCGATCACGACCTGCCGCTGACATTCGACGGCACGACGTTCGAGCCCGAGTCAGGCTTCACGGCGTCCGAGATCAGGACCGGTTCCGATCTTTCTGTCGATGCGCAGGATGCCGAAGGGGTGCTGACCTCCACCACCATCACCGAGACCGACATCCTCGACGGACGCTGGGACAACGCCGCCGTGGAAATCTGGCGCGTGAACTGGGCCGATACCAGCCAGCGGGTGCTCATGCGCCGGGGTGCCATCGGTCAGGTCCGGCGCGGGCATGTGCAGTTCGTGGCCGAGATGCGCTCGCTCGCCCATGTCCTGAACCAGAGCGTCGGGCGGACGTTTCAGGCGAGTTGCGACGCGGCGCTGGGCGATGCGCGATGTCGGGTCGTTCTGACGAACCCGACCTATGCGGGCAGCGGAACGGTCGTGACGGTCACGGGCGACCGGCGGTTTACCGCGTCCGGCCTGTCGTCTTTCGCGGATGGCTGGTTCGCGCTGGGCACGCTCAGCTGGACCACCGGCGCGAATGCGGGCCGCAAGGCCGAGGTGCTGAGCCATGCGGTTGGCGCCACCGATGTCACAGTCACTCTGCTGGAAGCGCCGGTTCGCCCCATCTCGACCGGAGACAACTTCAACATCACCGTCGGTTGCGACAAGCGGTTTGAGACCTGCAAGACCAAGTTCGCCAACGCGGTCAACTTCCGGGGCTTTCCGCATATTCCGGGCCAGGACACCGTGATCCGTATCGCCACAAGCGGCGATCCCAACACCGGGGGCGTGCTGTGACCGGTGGGAGCGCCCACTGCGGTGGGAACGCCCACTGCGGTGCGGCCCGCATCATGCCCGCGCGGATCGTGAAGGCAGCGCGGGGCTGGATCGGCACGCCCTATCACGACCAGGCCTCGGTGAAGGGTGTGGGCTGCGACTGCCTCGGGCTGATCAGGGGCGTCTGGCGCGAAGTCGTCGGCCCCGAGCCCATGCCGGTGCCGCCCTATTCGCGCGACTGGGGCGAGGTCGGACCGCATGAAGTCTTGGCCGAAGCGGCGCGGGCGGCGATGGTCGAGATCGACGTGGCTGAGGCCCGCACCGGCGACGTGGTGCTGTTTCGTATGCGCCAGGGAGCCATCGCCAAGCACGCAGGCATCCTGACCCCCAACCACAGCTTCATTCACGCCTACGAGCGTACCGGCGTGATCGAGGAACCGCTGAGCGAGGCCTGGGCGCGCCGCATTGCCTTCGCCTTCCGGTTCCCGGTCCCTGAGAGCGGGAAGGGTTGAGCGATGGCGTCCATTCTCCTCGCCTCCGCAGGTTCGGCCATCGGGGCCTCGATCGGCGGGTCCATTCTTGGTGTGTCGGCCGCCACGATTGGTGGTGCGGTGGGGTCCTTTGCGGGCTCGCTGGTCGACAGCTGGATCGTGTCATCGCTGACGCCCGGTCAGCGAATCGAGGGCGCGCGGCTGGAGAATCTCGCCGTGACCACCTCCACCGAAGGCGCGGTCATTCCCCGCGTCTGGGGCCGCATGCGCCTGGGCGGCAACATTGTCTGGGCCACGGATTTCACCGAGACCGTCTCCACCAGCACGACCGGTGGCGGCAAGGGCGGTGGGTCCAGGGTCACGACGACGACCTACAGCTACACCGCCTCCTTCGCCGTGGCGCTGTGCGAAGGGCCGATTTCCGGCATCGGGCGGGTGTGGGCCGACGGTAAACCGCTTGATCTCTCGGGGCTCACATGGCGGCTCTACAAGGGCGACGAGGCGCAGACGCCCGATCCGTTCATCGAGGCGAAGATGGGCACGGGCAATGCGCCCGCCTGGCGCGGCACGGCTTACGTGATGTTCGAGGAGCTCGACCTTACGCCTTTCGGCAACCGTATCCCGCAACTCTCTTTCGAGGTGTTCCGCCCCGTGGTGGAGCCGGACACCGCCGAGGGGATGGTGACGTCGGTGACCATGATCCCCGGCTCCGGCGAGTTCGTCCATGCCACCGAGCCGATCACCCGGGGCACGGGCGGCAACACGGCCTCGGAGAACGTGAACAACGCCACGGGCAAGCCGGACATCCTGGCATCGCTCGACAATCTGAAGGCGGCAGTACCCAACATCGAGAACGTCAGCCTCGTGGTCTCCTGGTTCGGCCTCGACCTGCGCGCGGGGAACTGCCAGATGAAGCCCGGCGTCGAGACCGCCACCAAAACCACCGCGCCCAAGACCTGGGGCGTGAACGGCGTGACCCGGTCGGGCGTGCATCTGGTCAGCACCGATGGACAGGGCCGGGTGAACTACGGCGGCACGCCCGCGGACTTCTCCGTGGTGCAGGCGATCAAGGAGATGAAGACGCGGGGCTATCGCGTCACCTTCTATCCGTTCCTGCTGATGGACATTCCCGCCGGTAACACGCTACCCGATCCGTATTCCGACAACGCCGCCGGCACCGGGCAGAGCGCGCATCCCTGGCGCGGACGGATCACCTGTTCGCCCGCCGCGGGTTACGTCGGAAGCGTGGACAAGACCGCCGCCGCGACCGGCCAGGTCAACTCTTTCTTCGGCAACGCCCAGATCTCGGACTTCACGGTCTCTGGCGAAACCGTCACCTGGACCGGTGGCGCCGACTGGGGCTATCGGCGGATGATCCTGCACTATGCCCACCTCTGCAAGGCCGCCGGCGGCGTCGACGCCTTCCTGATCGGTTCCGAGCTGCGCGGGCTGACCACCATTCGAGACAGCGCCACCGGGTTCCCGGCGGTAACCGCCCTGAAGCAACTGGCGGCCGACGTGCGCGCCATTCTCGGGCCGGGCACGAAGATCAGCTACGCCGCCGACTGGTCGGAATATTTCGGCCATCAGCCCGCCGACGGCTCCGGCGATGCGCTGTTCCACCTCGACCCGCTCTGGGCAGACCCGGCGATCGACTTCGTCGGCATCGACAACTACCTGCCGCTCAGCGACTGGCGCGACGGCACCGACCATCTGGATGCCCAGGCCGGGTGGAGCTCGGTGCGGGATCTCGACTATCTCAAGGCCAACATCGAGGGCGGCGAGGGATACGACTGGTTCTATGCCTCGGATGCGGACCGGCAGGCCCAGGTGAGGACGCCGATCAGCGACGGGTTCTACGGCGAGCCGTGGCTCTTCCGCCCCAAGGACATGCGGAACTGGTGGCAGAGCGTGCATCACGACCGCCTGGGCGGTATGCGCTTCGGCTTCTTCCAGAACGCGGCCGACCCGGCGAGCTACGATCCCAACCCCTCCACCGTCACCATCACCCCGACCACAGGCAGCTTCGGTCCGTTCACCTCACCGGCTCTTGTCGCCTCCGACGGCGCCACCTGGCGCGGGGCGACGCCGGGCTACCGTTCTCTCTCGGTGGGCGAGCGCGTCACCATCACGGCTTACGTCGCACCGGGCACCTCCGGCGACTTCGCGCTCTACCTCGCGCTGGGCGCGGGCGCCGATCATGCTTCCTACTTCGGGGCGATAGGCGGATGGAAAAGCACCGCGCCGGGCGCACACACCATCAACGCCACCAGCCAGGCGGAAGTCTCGCCGGGGCTGTGGAAGATCACGCTGGACGTCACAGCAGGCCTGTCTGGCTCGGCGGGTTTTCGCATCGGCCCGCGCTCGGCCACCGCGGGCGAGGACATCGTGGTCTACGGGGTGGAGGTATTGCCATACGGCCAATCCACCACCGGCTGGGTGCCGCAATCGAAGCCGATCCGCTTCACCGAGTTCGGCTGCCCCGCCGTCGATCGCGGCACAAACCAGCCAAACGTGTTCTACGATCCCAAAAGCTCCGAGAGCGCCCTGCCGTATTTCTCGCGGAGCTGGCAGGACGAGGCGGTGCAGAGATCTTACGTCGAGGCCACGCTCGGCTATTGGGGAGATGCAGCCAGGAACCCGACCAGCAGCGTTTATGCCGGACCAATGATCGACATCACCGAGGCGGCGCTCTGGACCTGGGACGCGCGGCCATACCCGGATTTCCCGGCCCGGTCCGACGTCTGGTCGGACGCAGCCAACTGGCGGCTGGGGCACTGGATGGGCGGACGCCTCGGGCAGGTCTCGCTGGGCGCGCTGGTGCGGGATCTGTGCCGGGCCGCCGGGCTGTCGGACGCTCTGGTGGACGTCTCCGAGCTTTCCGACATCGTGCCGGGCTTCACCGTGGCCGCGCTGGAAAGCCCGCGTGCCTCGGTCGCGGTGCTGGCGCGGCACTTCGCCTTCGATGCGGTTGAGAGCGGCGGCAAGATCGTGTTCCGCGCCCGCGGTCGGGCGCCCGCCGTCACCATCCGCCCCGACGATCTGGTCGGCGCGAAGGGCGAGATCATGGAACTGGTGCGCGGGCAAGAGACAGAACTGCCTCAGGCGCTGAAATGGCAACTCGTGCGCGCCGACGAGGAATACGACGCGGCCACGGTCGAAGCGCGCCGCGCCGGGGTGGCGGCGGACGGCGTGAGAGCCGAGCGCTTCCCGCTGGCCGTGTCGCTCGAGGAAGCCGATCGGCACTGCCGCCGGGCGCTGCTCGAGGCCTGGGCTGGTCGCGAGACGCTGACGGCCAAGCTGCCACCGTCAATGCTGGCGCTGGACCCAGGCGACGTCATCGCGCTTGATCATGATGGACGCCTGATCGACTACCGCATCGCCCGCGTGGCGGACGCCGGGGCGCGCGCCATCGAGTCCATCCGCGCCGATGCCGCCATCTACGACCTTCCGCCCGGCAAGGGACGGGACCCGCAGCTGGCCACCCCCACGGTCTTCGGCCCGGCCGAGGTGGCGCTGATGGACCTGCCGCAGATCGCCGACACGGTTCCGGCGCATCGGCCTTACGCGGCGGTGTTCGCGAGGCCTTGGTACGGCACCGGGGCCGTGTGGTGGAGCGCCGACACATCCGGCTTCCGGCTGCTCGACACCATCGGTGCGGCGGCGCGCATGGGCGCGCTGGCCGCCAACCTGCCGGCCGGTCCCGTAGACCGCTTCGACGCAGGAAACGAACTGCTGCTGGACCTCACCTCGGGCACGCTCGCCAGCGTCACCGATACCGAGCTTCTGAACGGCGCGAACGTGCTGGCGGTCGAGAGCGCGCCGGGTGACTGGGAGATCGTCCAGTTCGGGAACGCGGAACTCGTGGCAACAGGTCGGTACAAGTTGACCCGGTTGCTCAGGGGGCAGCGGGGCACGGAAGATGCCATGGGCGACCCGGCGCCCGCCGGGGCACGGGTGGTGATCCTCGACACCGCCGTCCAGCCGCTGTCGATCGCCGAGACCGATCTCGGCATCCCGTGGAACTGGCGCATCGGGCCGGGCAATGCCGCGCCCTCCGACGCCATCATGCAGGCACTGACCTTCACTACCAATGGGCGCGGCCTCATGCCCTTCGCGCCGGCGCAAGCGCGGATGCGGCGCGAATCGAACGGCGATCTGGCGATCCGCTGGCTGCGCCGCGACCGGGCGCTCTCGGCCGACAGCTGGGTGCTGGCGGAGGTGCCGATGTCGGAGGCCCGCGAAGCCTACGATCTTGAAATCCTGAACGCCGGTGCCGTTGTGCGCACCGTCACCGGCCTGACCGCACCGAGCTTCCTCTACACCGCCGCCATGCAGACCGCCGACTTCGGCGGCACCATCACCAGCGTTGACGTCCGCCTCTTCCAGATCGGCGCGCTGGGTCGCGGCGTGCCGTTCACCACCACCCTCACCGTCACGGAGGCCGCGCCATGACCACCCCCAACCTTGCCCTGCCGCTCCTTGCCGCCGCCCAGGCCCAGAAGCATGTCACCGTCAACGAGGCGCTGGCCCGCCTCGACGGGCTGGTGCAGATGTCGGTGAAGGACCGGGATCTCGCAGCGCCGCCGGCGAGCCCGGCCGAAGGGGAGCGTTACATCGTGGCCTCCGGCGCGACCGGGGCCTGGGCCGGCTGGGATGGCGACATGGTGCTGTTCTCGGCTGGGACCTGGTTGCGGCTGATACCGCAGGAGGGGTGGCGCGTGTGGGTTGAGGACGAAAGCGAGCTGGTCGTGCGCATGGGTGGTGCCTGGCTGACGCTCGATGCCGCCCTGAACCTGTTGGTCCGGGCTCCGGCCGTCGAGGTGGCCTGGGGGCAGAACGGATCATCCATCGGGTTGCACGTGGACGAAGAGCTGCTGGCGGGCCTCACCGGCGCCTCCGTCACCTCGACCATTGCCATCCCCAACCGGGCCATCGTGCTGGCGGTCTCGACCCGCACCGTCTCTGCCGTGCTGGGCGCTACCTCCTGGGATTGCGGCATCGCCGGAGAACCCGCCAAGTTCGGCGGCTCGCTCGGCGTGGCCGCCGGCAGCACCAATGTCGGCGTGATCGGGCCGCAGGCCTGCTATGCACCCACGCCCGTCGTGCTGACCGCCAATGGCGTGGACTTCACCGGCGGCGATGTGCGCATTGCCATCCAGTACCTGTTGCCGACGGCTCCGGCGGCCTGACCCTACGACCACAAACAACGAGAGACCACACCATGACACCACCGTCGAAGGACGCGGGCTTCGTCCGCATGCCCGAGGAGGATTTCGAGGCGATCCTCGCCCGCGCTGCCGAAAAGGGCGCCCGCAAGGCTCTCGCCGATGTCGGCCTCGAAGGTCCCGAGGCCGCCATCGACATTCGAGACCTGCGTACCCTGCTGGCGTCCCTGCGCATGGCGCGCCGCACCGCCTGGCAGACCATCGTGCGGCTCATCACCACTGGCTTGCTGCTGGCGCTGATTGCCGGGGTAGCCGTTAAGCTGAAGGTGTT